GGCAATATAGATAACATGGCAACTGAACGTAATCCATTTGATAGAATTCCTCAACAGGAAGATATAAACGTATCCTATGAATCTTCATCTATGGGAACAGACCAAGGTCAGGATATGGAATTCCTAGAGGAGCAAGAGGTTGAGTTTATGCCTGAAGATGACGGGAGTGTCGTAGTTCAATTTGGTTCTTATGAAGATGATGATGGTGACAATACTTCTGAAGTAGATGCAGAAGAATTAGAATTTTATAGAAACCTAGTTGATGATTTAGATGAAGAGCAGCTTACAGAAATATCAGCTACAGTATATGATAATTTCATAGCTGATAAAGATTCAAGAGAAGAGTGGGAGAGTATGTTTGAGAGAGGCTTTGATCTATTAGGATTAAAGCTAGAGGAAACCTCCGAACCATTTGAAGGCGCATGTACTGCAGTCCATCCTGTATTAATTGAATCAGCAGTTAAGTTCCAATCTAAAGCTACCCAAGAGTTATTCCCGCCTTCAGGGCCAGTTAAGACACAGATCATGGGTGAAGTCTCAGAAGAGAAAGAGGCTCAAGGAACTCGTGTAAAAGATTTCATGAACTATCAGACTACTGAGCAGATGCCTGAGTATTTCGATGAGTTTGAAAGGATGCTCTTTCAACTACCTATTATAGGATCAGCATTCAAGAAGATTTACTTTGACTCAAATATTAATAGACCTGTATCAGAGTTTGTCCCTATTGATCAATTCTATGTGTCATACTATGCAACTGACTTAAGACGTGCAGATAGATATACCCATGTACTTTATAAGAGTCCATACGAGATGGCAGGATGTATTTCATCAGGAATGTATTCTGATGATGTAGACTTACCTAAAGCTACAACCAACCCAACTCCCGGCACCTTACGTGAGAAGATGGATAACATTACAGGCTTGACACCATCAAGTCAGAATGATCCACAGTATACACTGCTAGAGCAGCATGTAAATTTAAGTATAAATCTAGATGGTCCTTCTAAAAAGAAGAAGAGTGAAAGTGACGACGAGGATGAACCTGTTCTAGATATGGACATGTGTCCTTACATTGTAACTATAGAAGAGGTTAGCAGAAAGATTCTTTCAATTAGAAGGAATTGGAATGAGGGCGATAAGCGTAAAGAGAAGAAGCTCTTCTTCACACATTACAGATATGTACCCGGCTTTGGCTTCTATGGCTTAGGATTGATCCATCTATTAGGTAACTTAACTATGACTGCAACTGCAGCTATGAGAGGCTTAGTTGATGCAGGTCAGTTTGCAAATCTACCCGGTGGTTTCAAAGCTAAAGGTCTACGGATTGTAGGTGACAATGATCCTATAGCTCCCGGTGAATTCAAAGAAGTTGAATCTGTAGGTAATGATCTTTCTAAGATGATCATTCCTCTACCATATAAAGAACCTTCACAAACTCTATTCCAGATGCTAGGCTTCGTAGCTGGCGCTGCACAGAAGTTTGCTGACACTACAGAGCAAGTTATTTCTGAAGGGGCTAACTATGGCCCTGTAGGAACTACAATGGCTCTATTAGAAGCTAGTAGTAAGTTCTTTACAGCAGTTCATAAAAGAATCCATAAGGCTCAACGAGATGAGTTTAAAATCTTAGGTAGAATTAATAATGAATATTTACCTGATTCATCTTCAATTGATGTAGCTAATGGTTCCCTTTTAATATCTAAATCTGACTTTGATGGTAGAATTGATATCATCCCTGTCTCTGATCCTAACATTCCCTCTTCAGCACATAGAATGATGATGGCACAGATGGCACTTCAGTTGTCACAAGCTGCACCTCCCGGCATGTTCAATGTAGAAGAACTAAATAGAACTATCTTATCAGCTGCTAATATTCCTAACTTAGATAAGATTATGCCTAGAAAGCCACAGCCTATTCCTCTTGATCCTATTTCAGATGTAGCAGCTGCAGTTAAAGGGTTAGCTATTAAAGCCTTCGTAGGACAGAATCATGATGCTCATCTCCAAGCTAAGACAGCTTTCCTACAAGACCCTATGAATGGTGGTAACCCTGCAATGCAACGCATTGTACCTATTTTACAAGCTAATATGCAGGAACATGTATTACTTAAGTATCAGGAACAAGTTAATGGTGTAGCTAAAGATATCATTTCTAAGTACGGTCAAGAAGCTAGTAATGCAGGTGTTGATCCTAATGATCCTAAAGTTATGGAGATGGTTCTAGCTCAAGCTGCAGTTGAAGTTCAACAAGCTAATGCAGTTCAAGCTCAACAGCAGAATGCATTGACACCTGAAGCACAGATGGTTAAGCTTGAAGAGCAGAGAGTACAACTTGAAGCTGCTAAACTACAAGCTGATACAGCATCTGAAAGTGCTAAGGCTGAACTTAAGAACAGAGAACTAGACTTAGAAGAACTACAGATTAAAATGGACATGTTCAAATCCGGTGCTGAGCTTACAAGCACTAAGGAAGAGAAAGAAATGGATAGACACAATAAGACTGTTAACACTGCATTAAAAGCTCTAGCTGACTTAGCTCAACAGGAAGATGAATTAGATAATAGTCAAACTTTGAAAGCTGCTGATATGATGGCTAAGATGTTAGAACTTCAAGCTAAGAATAATAAGAAGGACTAGTACAGCAAGTGAACCTTTGGGATGAGATTACAAATCATATAAATAAAAGTATTGACGATCTTAAGATTTCCCTTGCAGAAGGACACGCTGAGAATTATAATGAATACTCGCTTGCTGTAGGTAAGATAGCTGGATTAAATATGGCTAAGGATTCTCTACAGCATATTGTAAAACATCGTATTCATGAAGATGAGGATTAATAATAATAACATGCAAAATGTACCAATGGGTAGAGCAATGGATAACTCACTCTGGATTACTCCAGATGATGTTGTAGACTTAACAGCTGAAGAACTTCCTGTATTACCGGGATATCATGTATTAATTAGACCTGTATCTATTAAGAAAGAAACTAAAGGTGGCATCATAATGCCTGATAAGGTAGTTGATGACATTGCCTATCTAACTACAGTAGGTAGGGTAATTGGTTTAGGTAGCCTAGCTTATGACGATCAGGATAAGTTTCCTTTAGGACCATGGTGTGAGGTTGGAGACTATGTTTGTTATGCTAAGATGACAGGACAGAAGTTTGTCTATAAGGGTTATAAGCTCTTATTGATCTATGATGATCAAGTTATAATGAAGGTTGAAGACCCTCATGTATTAGATACAACTTACAACCTATCTAATTAGTATTTGTATATCATATAGTTTATAAGGTATACTTTAAAAGTACAGCGTATAGAACTCGTATGGGAACCCGCTGCCCAACGGAAGGAATAAAATAATATGTCAATGGTTCAAGAAGATGAGGGAACAGAAGAGTGGAATGAGATCACTCCCAATGCTCTCGCTGATAAAGATAAAGTAGAATTTGAACTGCCTGATGATGGTTTAGGCGCTGAAGAAGAAGAAAAAATACAAGCTGCCAAACCAATTGAATATGCAGTAGTAGATGAAGATACTGATGAAGTTAAAACTAAACCGACAGAACAAGTATCAGAACCAGAAGAATTAGAGGGCATCGAAACTAAGGGTGCTCAGAAAAGAATTAAGCAACTAATCCGGCAACGTAAAGAGCGGGATGAAGAATTAAATAAACTTAAGTTAGAGGTTTCAAATCTTAAGAGTTCCGTAAAGGAGCGTGATGGACAACTATCTACAAGTTTAAAAACTAATATTGAAAGTTCAGAATCTCAGCTTACTGAGGGGATTGAACATGCTAAGATTGCGTATAAGCAAGCTGTAGACCAAGGCGATACAGATTCGATGCTCAAGGCTCAAGAAGCTATGAGTAAGAACTATGCAGAATTAAATCAAGTTAATCAGCAGAGACAAGCTTGGGATCAATACAATAATAGCTTGGAGAGTAATGAAGCGGCTCAAGCTACCGCTGAACAGGAACAAAATAATAATGCTTCTGAGTATGATCCTAAAGCTGTAGAGTGGGCAACTAATAACTCATGGTTTGGACAAGACCAGATGTTAACAACAGCTGCACTCACAATTGATGCTGCGTTGAAATCTGAAGGATATGATCCTAAAGATGAAGATTTCTATAAGGAAATTGATACTCGTCTTAGAGGTCAGTATCCTGCAAGATTTCAATCTCAACAACCGTTACCGGAGACTCAAGTCGAGACTCCTCGTTTGCAGGACGTAACGTCAAGTTCTGCTCAAGTTGTAGCTGGTGCATCACGTACACCTAAAAACGCCCAAGGCTCTGGTAAAAACAGAGTCAAGCTAACTAAGGACGATGTCCGGTTAGCTCAAAAATGGGGGATTCCTCTTGATAAGTATGCCGCTGAAAAGCTTAAGACTGAGAAGGCTGACGGCGAATATACTGATGTTTATAATGATATCTAATACTAAAGATAGAACACAAAGCGTGGAAGACATAAAGGAAACTAAAGAATGACACGGGAAAACACATCACGTACTAATGAATCATCTAATCGGGAAAATTCTGAAAGGCATGAATTTAAAGAGTATAGTCCACTTGATATTCCAGAAGGCGTTACACGAAGGTTCGCCAGCCAAGGGATGAAACTACGGTGGATTAGAGTCCTACTTAAGAATGACGATGACTACAATAATGTAGGTAAACGTACTTCTGAAGGATGGGAAATAGTTCAAGCAGAAGAAGTCCCAGAGATTGTTCAGAACTCCTTCGTGAGGGAGGCAGGTAATAGGTATGAGGGCGCAGTCTGCCGTGGAGACTTAGCATTGGCTAAGATGCCAATTGAATTAGCCCAATCACGCCAAGAGTTCTATCAGAACAAAAGTAGGCTGGCAGTGCAAGCTGTTAATGATCAGTTGATGAATTCTTCTGATTCTAGAATGCCTATTAGTAACAATAGTAAAACTAAAGTAAGTAGAGGGAGACAGGCATCTTTTCAAGACTAAGATACCTGATTATTTCCTTACCCTCTTATTTTAGATATACATTATAAACTAGAGAGAGAAAGGAAAGTTTATGACTACAAGTAAAGCCTTAAACGGCTTCAGACCTCTCCGTATGAGAGGTAGCGGTGCCTACTCTGGGGGGATGTCAGAATATCGTATTGCAAGCGCAACAAATGTTAATATCTTCACAGGTGATTTAGTATGTACTTCACTAGGATTTATTCGACCTCACGCAGCTGTAACTGAAAAGATTACTGGTGTGTTCATGGGTTGTAACTATGAACAGGACGGTGAGCCTAAATGGTCTAGGCACTGGCCCTCAGGTACCTCAGCTTCTAATATTAGAGCTATGGTAGTTGATGATCCCCGTGCTACATTCGCAGTTCAAGCTGATGCATCAGTTAGTCTAGGTGATTTATATGATATCAACTTTGATGTTACATTAGGTGCAGGTAGTACTACAACTGGTAAGTCAGGCTTTGGTCTGGAATCTGGTACTAGAGCTACTACACAAAAAGCACTTAGAATTGTAGGGTTAATCGACGCTCCCGGCAATGATATTGATGTTGCAGCGGAACGAGCTTTTTTACAAGTAGAAGTACGTATCAATGAGCATATTGATGCATATCTTTCTGCTGGTACATCAACCCTAGTATAGGAAAGGAGGATAATAACTAATGGCTATTAACAGAGCGAGTATTTCCAAAGAACTCCTTCCCGGTCTTAACGCTGTCTTTGGTGTTGAATATGGTAGTGTTGACGATGAGCACGCAGCCTTATTTGATGTTGAATCAAGCGATAGAGCTTTTGAAGAAGAAGTTCTATTTACAGGATTTGGTACTGCACCTACTAAGAGTGAAGGCGCAGGAGTTCAGTATGACGACGCACAAGAAGGCTACACTGCACGTTATACGGCTGAAACTGTAGCACTTGCATTTGCTATCACTGAAGAAGCAATGGAAGATAACTTATATGATACGTTCTCTAAGCTACGTGCTAAAGGCTTAGCTAGAGCTATGGCAAACACTAAGCAGGTTAAAGCTGCAGACGTGTTCAATAATTCATTCAGTACAGCTTTCCCCGGTGGGGATGGTGCTGCATTCTTCAGTGACAATCACCCTACTGTAGGTGATGGGGATCAGGTTAATCTCTTGGACGCGGCTGATTTATCAGAAGCTGCTCTTGAGACTGCTTTGATCTTAGTTCAGAAAGCTGAAGATGACAGAGGTATCTTGATTGGCGCACAAGCTAAATCACTTCATATCCCTGTTGATCTAATCTTCACTGCTGATCAAATCTTGAATAGCACACTGTCAACCACACTAGGTGGTTCAAGTGTAACTAATGTGAATGACATTAATGCAATCAAGAATCAGGGTGCAGTTCCTAACGGTTATTACGTTAACCGTAGATTTACTGACACTAATGCTTACTTTATTAAAACT